ACCCTACACAAGATTGTATGTGAGTGAATATAACTCAATACTGTTTAGAACGCCGCCTGTTAGAGAATTGCCAGATACACCAGAAATAGAATCATTTGTTGAGAATTGCGATGGAGAAGACAATTCAATCTTATTTAGAACACCGCCTGTTAGAGAATTGCCAGATACACCAGAAATAGAATCATTTGTTGAGAATTGCGATGGAGAAGACAATTCAATCAACGAATTTATGAGTATGGTAGATACATATACCACAGTGTATGGAGTTGTGTGGGTTAGTTGTATAAAGCCAGCGGGCAGTGATGTGCCACGTTGGAGAATGCACACACCATTAGACGTAACCAATTGGGAATATGAATACACACCAAGCGGTGATTTAGAACTCAAACGCATTGTTATACGAACCAGCACAGATCCAGACGTAGAAATATATCAATACATTACCAAAGACAGCATCGACACAATTTTTGTGCCAATGGATGAAGACATAGACATCAACGTACCAGAGGGTGCTGTTTATGTTGAAGGTAATGAAAAAGAAGATAAAGGTCTTTACAAGATTACCCAAGAGAATGAATTGGGTTACATTCCTGTAAGACCCGTTTATCAAAGCTCGAAGATATACAATGGCATAGGCCATACACCGATCTTTGATATTGCTCAAATACAGAGAAGCATTTATTCTGATTATGGGGAAATTTATTCGAGTATTTCATATGGTGCTCACCCCGTCACGGTTTGTGATGAAACCACTTTACAGCAGAATAACTTTTCAGTTGGAGCAGAGCCTGGAAGTGTAATAACAGTGCAGTCAGGTCTCAACGGGCAACCTAATTATGTTTTCGAATTTGTAGCACCACCCTTAGATTCAATTAGTGAATTGAGATCATTGGTAGAACAAAAAATCGAAAAGATGAATCAAGTGGCAATGGTGCGTAGTGATGAACTTATTCGTGCAAGCAGAAGCGGTGTGCAAATAGAACAGTATGACTCAAAGTTAGAAGCGTTTATCAGAAAGAAAGCAGTCAACTTGGAAAATGTAGAAGCACATCAATTGTGGCCAATGTGGTTTGACTGGATGGGATTACCAGTACCAGAAGATTTGTCAATCAGTTATAACAGATTGTACAGTCACAAAGGTGTTGAAAACGAAATAAACGAATTACATAAATTGTTAGATGTATATGAAAGATTTACAGGCATGTTCACAAACATAGATGTTGTAGATGAATATGCCACAGAAGCACAAGCAGAAGCTCGTGCTAGAGAATTAGGTGGAACAGGCACACACAGCCACGAACAAGAAGATGGCACTGTGATTTATATGCCTTTCACCACACATGAAGAATTTGAATTACGACTGAGAATGGCAGGCTTACAAAGCAATGACATGACAGAAGAATTACAAGAAAAGATTAAGGATAGACTGTATCAACTTTTAGAAAGCAGTTACAGTGAAAATTCATTATAGGTAGGGTGTAACATAAGAAGTTGCACAATATTATAAATTACGCATACTTCAGCGATTAATAGGAGATAAAAATGGAACAAGCAGTCCAAGATACGGCAGTGCAGTCCGACAATACAGCACCGGTAACAGATTCCGCACAACCTGTTGACAATAATGTCGCAGAACTACAATCTGATAAAAGCACAACACCAAGTGTTGAGATGCGAGAAGGTAAAATGTTTGTTGATGGTCAAAGGGTATATACCAGAGACGACACAAACAAAATTGCCAGCAATGCTAGAAGAGAAGCAGAAAGTCGTTTTTTAAATGAACTTAATGTGGACAGTCTAGACAGTGTTAAAAGTGTTGTTCAAACACTACAGGACACAACGCCTAGCGAAGAAGGCAGTAGCCTCAATGTTAATGCATTGAGAGACGCAGTCAAGAAACGTGAAGCAACTGTAGAAGAACTAACAGCACAAGTAAACAGTCTCAAAACAGATTTGTTGTTGAAAGACCATATGAGTAACTTGCAATCAGCAATGCCAGGTAATTGGAATGCTGAACAGAAAGCGGCTGTAGTCAAGTTGATGAAAGCAGATGGCATGTTGGCAGTAGAAGGTGACACTTTTGCTATTAGACATGGCAACGAATTTTTAACAACTGATGGTGAAACACCAGACTATGCAAAAGCAGTAGAAGTTGTAGGTAAAAGTCTAGGTTTAACTTTCGGCAAGAAGGGTGTTGATTTACAGTATGGCGAAACATCAGCAGACGTCAAAGGCTCAGGTAATAAAGCCTTAGATGACAGCAGATTAAATAGCGATGCTGAATACAGAAGAGCGTATTTTGCAATACGACAAAACAGTCCTCAATTATCCAGAGGCTCTATAACCGATGCAATGGTTAAAAAGACAATGGAAAAATCAAGGGCTAAATTTAGTTAAAAAATAGTCAACAAATAGGAGAATATAATGGCTACAACAAGTACAGGAATTGCTGAGTTATATTCTGATATCGTAGCGGATTTGGTGCCATACTACATGGACGCTGTTCTGCTCCCTAACCAGAATATCATAGTAAATTCATTACAAATCAGTGGCGAAGCCGGGGATACTGTAAAATTCCCATTAACAAATGCGTATGTAAACGCAGGCACAGTAGGCGAAGGTAATTCTATCGCATCTACAGGTGCTGTTTCAGACTTTGACCCAACATCAGTTAGCATCACAGTTGCTAAAAGAGGTGTTGCAACAGACGTAACCGAAGAAGCATTAGAAGACGGCGGCTTAGCAGTTGTTAGAAATGCTGTTTTAACAAGACTTGCAGGCGGTTTAGCACAAGCAACTGACATCGCTGGTTTAGCACAAGCAAAAACAGGTGCTACATTGGCTGATACAGGTGAAGGCTCTTCAGCGAATACTCACACAACTAACTTTGTAATGTCTCCAGAAGCATTAGGTTTTGCTTCAAAGAGAGAGCCATCAGTTAGAATGTGGTATGATGTCGATTTAGACAAGCACCTATTCAGAGGTTCTGTGAGAAATGGTTTTATCACTTTACGTGGTAACTTCATTAACCCAGTTACAGCAAACACTTCAATTGGTAGTGCTACTGCTAACATCACAGCGATTGCTAAAGCGGTTTCACAACTTAGACAACAAAATGCACCAGTTGGTTCTGATGGCATGTATGTTTCAATTATCGACCCAGCATTAGAATTTGCTATCAACGAGCAAGTATCTTTAGCAGGTGGTCAAGCAATTGGTTCATTGAGTGACATCGGTAACAGAGCGTTAATGCAAGGTCTAGTAGGCCAGGCAGCAGGTGTGATGTTCTTTAGAAGTAACAACTTACCAGACGCATCTTAAGGAATAGGGGAAGATCATGGCATTTATAGTTGATGGCGGTGGCAATGTTTTATCATTTGCTGAATATACCGATGTGCTACAAAAAGACCAACGTTTGTTAGAAGCAAATGAATTAGCAATTCCAGCAGAGTCAGGCTTTGCTGATGTTAGTGATTTTGTGGAAGACATGTTGGAAAAAAGCACCAACAGAATTCTGTTGAAAATGAAGGCATCAACTTGGTGGCAATCTTACAATGCTTATGTGGGCAACACTATTAACGATCTAAGTAATCTGCCTAATGTAAATCCGAATCTTATTGATCCGGGTAATAAGTTAGGCAGAAGACAGCAGTTCACTGATATGTGTGTCTACTACTGTTTCAAAGAGTATCTACTTCCACTTATTGCAGATTTCTCTACTGAGGATTCTCCAGAAGTGCAAAAAATCAAATACTATGAAGTCAAGTTCAATGACATTTATCATGAATTGATTCAAATGGCTGATTGGTATGATTATGATGCAGACGGAACAGTGCAAGCAGACGAGAAAGCAATCAGTTATTCGACTGCTAATCGTAGAACTAGACGTAGAAGAACTATTGTGAGCGTTAGATAATGAGTAAAAGAACTGATTTAATCAGCCAAATTACTACTAATATTGCAAGTTATACTGCGTTTAAGGTCAGCAGTGAATTGCCTTTTGAAAGTGGTGAGACACCTCTGTATGAGAAAAATATGAAGACTGTTTATATCGGTCAAGAAGATTTGGATGTTACAGAGTATGCTCCTACTTTCAGTGAGGATATTATGCAAACAGAAACAACTGTTAACGCATATTTGACTACAGATGCTAAGAATCAACCCAGTGATATAGATTCAGTTGTGGCTGGTATACTGGCGGCTAGAACAGGCGTTACAAACGTATTTGAACAAAGTTCGCAAGTAGAAACAGAAATAACAGATGATTATATCACATACACTTTTGAATTTAATTTTACTAACCTTTAAAGGAGAAAACAAATGGCAGTAATTAATACATCAGCAGGTAACGAAGCCGTATTAAAATTATACGACATCGTTGGTGATGGTAACACCACTATTATTGACGCCAATGTTCTATCTATTCCTTTTATGCAAGACGTTACAGTTAACAATGCAACTGGTACATTCAGATATAAAACACTTGACAGTGGATCTGAATCAGTTGTAACTACACCAGCAACTAACCAATTATCATTGAATGCAATCGTTGATGACGATGTGTTCTTTGGTGCGGCAGGTACTGGCGTTGTTGTTACAGATGGCTTATTCGGAACAAGTGGAAATAAAACCGAGATTGGTTTTAGAATCTACTTTGATGGAACTGACAGCGGTTCAAAATACCTCGAAGGAACAGGATTTATCAGTGGTCTAGCACCAACTGTAAACCCAGACGCTCCTCTATGGGTCACTCCAGTCACTATTGAAGTGAACGGTGACTTTACTGAGGCCGCAGTAACACCTTAATTAGGTATTACCACAAGATCTACAGCAGGGTTCGCCCTGCTGTATTTTTAAGGAGATTTTATGAAACGTACATCATTAAACAGATATTACAAATGGTGTGAGACTGCAAAAAGCAGTGACAAATTTATTTGGGAAGGTGTTCCATATTCTCGTAAAGAAATGGATAAAATTATCAAAGGTGATAGTGCGCCTGAAGTAAAACCAGCACCAAAACCAGAACCAATTGTTGAAGAAACAATAAATATAGATATAGAGACAGACAATGAAGATATGGGAGAATCACTCGACGGAGGAGATCCTGAAGAGTATTGAGCAAGAAATTGCCAAAGCACAAAATGAAATAAATTGTGCTAATAGAGATATAGAAAAAGCAAAAAAACGAATTGCATTCTCACTAACTGCAATTCATAACCTTAAGAAAAAAGATTTATAGTAAAGGAGATATACAGTGAACATTACAGAATTAGCAAAAGAACCCTCATTAGTTAAAATTACCCTAGACGACGAATTCGTTACTGAAAAATACGGTGACGCAATCGAATTTTGGGTATGGGATCGCCAGCCAATTGACAAGTATGTGCAAATGGCACAAGGCAATCAAGATGTGGGACAAGTGATGACAGTGGCCAAAGAAATGATATTAGATGAAAATGGCAAACCTGTTATCAATGGCAAAGTAACATTGCCAGGTGACGTTGCATTTAGAGCACTTACAAAGGTGATTGAAACCCTGGGAAAGTAAACGATCTTGCCTTTAGTGAAAAAGATCCTGTTCTAAACAGCGTTATACTTGTAGAAGCAATGGCTGAGCGTTATAAGATGTTGCCTAGTCAAATATTGAGAGAGGCAACCACAATAGATTTAATCTATTTTGACACAGCAATCAGTTATTACAACTACAAAAACAGCAAAGACAAAGGTAAGATACCTAAAAACAGTGTGAGTCAAGAAGATTTACAACGTAGAATGGAACAGGTTAAGAAGCAATGAGAATAGACACCAGCGAATTTGACAAGTTAATGAAAGAACTAGAAAAAGTTCCCAGTGAAAGTGTCAAACAAGCAGGTGGTTATTTCAAAGGCATTACTCCTAAAAGAACAGGTAATGCTCGTAACAAAACAGTAACAAATGAAAGAAAGAGTAGGATAGAAGCCAATTATCCATATGCAGGTAGGCTGGATGAGGGCTACAGTAAACAAGCACCAAAAGGTATGAGTGATCCTACAATTGATTATTTAGAAAACATAATCAATAGCAAGGTTGGGAGACTATAGTGGCTAAAAGTATAAAGGTTGTACTAGAGCTAGACGATCGTAAATTTAAACAGGGCATGAAGAATGCCGATAGCTCTGTAAATAAATTTGAACAAAGTTCTAAAAGTGCTGGACTAGGTATTGGCTCGTTAGCGGCAGGCTTAGCCGCCGCAGGCACAGCCGCATTGGGTTTAGCAAGTGCTGTTAACGCCGCTAGAAGTGTTGAAGACTTAGGTATCACATTAGAAACACTGTATGGTGATGCTGAACAAGCCGCATTGGCATTGGAAATGGTCAAGAATGAAGCGGCCAGATTGCCTATTGCACTAAACGATATACAAAGTGGTGTACCAGCATTAGCACTTGTAGAAGAAAAGATGGGTGGCTTGGACAAAGCAATCCAGTTCACAGCAGGTGTAGCAAGTTCATTTGGCATGAGCTTCCAAGAAGCCGCAACCAACGTTCAGCGTTCATTGAGTGCTGGTATTGGTGCCGCTGACTTATTCAGAGACAAAGGTGTTAAAGCATTCTTAGGATTCCAAGAAGGTGCTGAATACACTGCTGAACAAACAGAGGAAATGTTCTTAGCGGCATTTGACAAAGTAACAGCCGCAAACGAAAAAGCCGCAGAGTCAATGACTGGACAAATGAGTATGGTAGGTGATGCTGTATTCCAAGTTCAAGAAGCATTGGGTGCCGCATTTAGTGAAAGCCTCAAAGAAGTACTCAAAGATTTCAACGCCGCATTCGCAGAAAACAAAGACAGAATATTAGAAGTAGCAAGTGCAATTGGTAGTGCATTGGGTGATGCATTGTCATTCTTAGTGGATAATATGAATATTATTATTCCTTTAATTACAGCATTTGCCGCAGGATGGGCCGCAATCAAATTTGTTGCTATTGCACAAGGTATAATGGCAGTTAGAACAGCAGTGTTGGCAATGAACACTGCAATACTGGCAAATCCAATTGGTGCAGTGGCAGCCGCTATTGCCGCAGCCGCAGTTCTTATTATTACATATTGGGATGACATCAAAGCCGCAGGCGTTAGTGCATATCAAAACATTGAATTAGGTTGGACCAAGTTGTCATTATGGTTCTTGGAAGTGTTATCACCTATACTTAGTGGTATCAGAGACATGTTCCTTTCAATTGGGGACACAGCACAAGCAACATGGGCAGGTATCAAAGCCGCCGCAACTGATGTGCTTAATCCTGTTGAAGCATTTAACGCCGCATTTGACGAAACCATACTGGCATTGCAAGAAGGCAGAGGTGAAAGTGAAGTATTTGGCGGTAAAATAGAAGAATTAAAAGGTAAAATTGCTGATCTCGAAACACAAATGGAGAGTAGCACTGAAACAACCACTGATAACACAGAATCTACACTGGCCAATGCTGAAGCAACAGATGAATTGGCAGACAGCACTGCAAATTTAGCAGAAGAAACCGCTGGTGCTGTTGATCAATGGACACAATTGGCAGAACGTGAAGAAGAAGCCACCGAACAAATCAAAGCAGTAACAGATGCTTATGCAGATTACATTGATGAATTACGTGAAGATGTAAGACTTGCTGGTCTTAGCAACGAAGAACGTGAATTACAAATTGAATTAGCCAAAGCATACGAGGCTGCCGCAAAAGAATTAGGTATTACTGTGCATGAACTCAGTGATACAACCAAAGAAAAGATTGAAGCAGAAATAGAAGCATTGATTGAAAGTCGCAGAACCAAAGAAGAAGAAACAGAGAACTTTGTTAAAGGCGAACAAGACAAGCAAAAAGAATTAGATAGAACATTAGAACGTATTGAAAACAACATGGCGGCACTAGAAGCGGCCAGTATAAATGCTGTTGAACGCATGCAAATGGAACACGAATACATGCGTAAAACAATTGGCTTATATGGTGAAGAGCGAGAAGTTGCTGAAGCATTGCATGAGTATGATGTCAAGGTTCATGAACTTGAAACCAAGATGGAAAATGACATACAAAAATTGCGTGAAGATGGACACATCAAAGAAGCAGAAATGATGCAGGCTGAACTAGAACAGTTCCGTGAAAGCAATGAAGCAAGAAGAGAAGAAATAGCCAAAACAGCACAAGCAACTGCAGAATATCAACGTTCATTTGAATATGGTTGGAAAGAAGCATATGGCAATTGGATGGATGATGCCGCAAACGCCGCTAAATTTGGTGGACAAGTGTTTACCACATTTGCAAATGGCATGACTGATGCAATAGTGGACTTTGCAATGACTGGTAAATTGTCATTTAAAGATTTGCTTGATAACATGAAACGTGTGATTATCAGATTCTTAGCAGAAGCCGCTGTTAAACAGTTCTTAAAATTCTTAATGGGTAAATTCAGCAGTGGTGCATTGGGTGGTATATTCTCAGGTATCAGCAAAATATTTGGATTTGCTGATGGTGGTTACATACCTGGTAACAAAATGGCCATTGTGGGTGAAGAAGGACCTGAGCTGTTTATGCCAGCCAGCAGTGGAACCATTATACCTAACTTTGCCGCAGGTGGCATGATGGGTGGTGGCACTACTCAAATAACATATAACATTTCAGCAGTAGATTCACAGAGCTTCAAGAATCTAGTGGCAAGAGATCCTGAATTCATATATAACGTAACTGAAGCAGGGCGTAGGAGGGTTCCACAATAATGAGCTTACAAAGTATTATAGATAAAGCAGAAACACTGACAGTGTTCAAAAAGAAATTGAGTGGTAGCACAATCAGCCGCAGTGGTAGAATTAGAACTGCACAGGTAGCAAGTGCTCAACCATTTAGATTCAGTGTGCAATATGCGCCAATGCAAAAGTACGAACCATTAAGGGGTGTGTTAGAAGAAATAGATAGGTTAGACACTGTGTTTACAGAAGCAATCGATATTGGTAGCACAAACACAGGTCTCAGTTGGATTACCAGTTATCAAGGTGATCTAAGTGATGCACAGGTAGGTCAACTCACTGTTGACAGTGCCAGTGCCCAAACAATAACAGTAGATACAAGTGCGGTAACTGGATCCACCGCAACTGATTATCTGGTTAAAGCAGGCGACTACATACAATTTGATACTGGTTACAAGTATCCTTATTGTGCAACACAAGACGTGCAAATAGGCGCTGTAGGCCCTAGCACCACAGCAAGTATTCCTGTGCATAGACCTATTCTAAGTCAAAATGGTTATACCATTGCAGGCAAAGGCATATTGGTAGGCAATGATGTTACATGGCAAGTTAAAATGTTAACCAAGCCAGCATACACTGTTTTACCCAGTAGATATGTAGAATTTACTGGGCCTTTTGAATTAATGGAACTTATAGAAGACTAATATGGCAATTTATAATAAATTTGCAGTTCCTATAGTCATAGCATCAAATGTGACCCAAGGTGATAGCACCATATCAATCAGCAGTAGTATTGATGATTTACAACCAGGACAAACCGTTTATGCTACCCCTCTAGTATCAGGAAGTCGACCTGTATACATAGGTTCTATCAGCGGTGTTGTTTCAGGCACAATAACATTAAGTGCACCTGCACTTAGTTCAGCAACAGCCGGTGCAGCCAGTTATGCCAGTGGTTCTGATATTGCACACGGTTTGTTTATTGATTTACAGTTAGGCGATACCACTTATTACATTTCAAATGTTTATGATGCTATCACTGTAAACAGCAATCAATACACAGCATTGGGTGATTTTTTGTTTGTGGAAAATTTTGTTGAAGATTACAAAACCACAGAAGGCACATTGGAAATAAGTCTCAGTGGCATACCCAACAACATTGATTTTATCAGTCTCATACAGGGTAGCAAAATCAAAGGTGGTGAAGTCAGTGTTAGACGAGTATTTTTTGATACCACAACACTTTCACCAATAAGCGGTGAAGTGTATTTAAGATACAAAGGCGTTATCAGTAACTTCAACATAGATGAGAACACTAATTTTATTGCTGGGCAAAGCACAAACACTCTTGTGTTCACAATCAGCAGTGTGTACACAATATTAGGCAAAAAAATCACAGGACAAAGAACAAACGCCGCAGATAGACGTAGATTCTATCCAGGTGATTCATCATTTGACAATGTTACAAATATAACATCATTACCAAAATTTGGATAAGATATGGCAGGCGAATTAAACAATTTATTTTCAGCAGTTAACCAAACACTGCAAATTGCAGGCAGTGAAGAAACAGTGCGTAGCATTGTTAGTTCACCGTTAGCAACTGGTGTAAGACCTGCTATTGGCACGAGCTTTTTGCCAAGAACACAAACCCTGCGTATTTCAAGTGGTGCTGATCCAAGTGTTACAGGTGTTAACCAAAATGACAGATCGCAAACACCTCCAGGTGCAATGAACAAAGTGCCTAGACTGTATGGTAATGTCACAACAGGTGGTGTTATTATTGATGCAGTTAAAAGCAATGCAAACACAATATTTGTTGCAATGGTGTTAAGTGAAATGAACAGCAATTATGCAGGTGGTGGATTTGATTACTATGATACATATCCTGCAGGCAGTGAAGAAAAGCCATTTGAGTTGCATGATGTTTATTATGATAATTTTAAATGTACTGTGAGTGGAAATCCATTACCATCAGGTTTTGGTAAAATTACTACACTTAATCCATTAGATGGTAGTTCTAGTATTGATATTAGTGCCGCAAATGTATTGCACACTTATGCATGGGCAGGTAATTCAGATGCCAGTTCTATGATATTTCCTGTAGATGGCTATGCTGGATCTATATATGCAAGAAATGCATATGATGTTTTTCCTGGCTGGACAGCAAACGCAAATCCAATGACTGATTTGGTATTTGCTATTGTAGAAGTAGACAGATTAAATGAAGATATTGATCCCACAGCAAACATTGAAATTGATGAAATAGGCGAATGGCGTTTTACACTAGAAACAAGAGGACTATTATATCCACGTGCTAATGTAGGTGATCCGGATGATGCTAGATACCTAAGCAACCCTAGTGGTGCAATGCAAGATTATTTGTTAAATAACACATATGGTGTTGGATTAACAGAAGCAGACTTAGACAGAGATTCTTTTAACGCATGGTATAGTTATTGTACAGAAAATTATTATTATGTGTCCACTGTAAACAAAGGATCATATGTAGGTACTGGTACTTATGACGGTGAAACATATTATGTTTATTTGGATGGCGACCGTTGGAAAACAGGTGCATTTATAAATCCTCAAGTGACTGTGGCAGAAAACATCGATGAGATAGCCAAGAGTGGACAAGGCACACTAGCATATGATAACCGAACAGGTAAATTTCGTGTGTTGGTAAACAGACCAATGACCACTGCTGAAAAAGCAAATGCATTTTTATTCAACAGTGATAACATTGTGAGTGGCATACAGGTTAACTCAACAGACTTATACAGTCTATTTAATTTTGCTGATGCATCTTTTCCAAATAATTTACAGCAAGATCAACCAGACACTGTGATTGTGCAAACACCCACAGAAGATAAATTAACTAACGAACCAAACAGTGGTATGAGCTTTCAGTTAACCGCTGTTACAGATAGATATCGTGCCGCACAAATGGCAAACAACAGTCTCAAAGCCAGTAGAATAGGCAACATGTGTCGTTTTGATGCAGATTACAGCACACTAGATGTACAAGTAGGTGACTTTGTTAAAATAACAGAAAAATCAAAAGGCTGGGATGAAAAGTTCTGGCGTGTGATGAGAGCAACTGAAATAGAAGGTGATGAAGGCGAAGTTGTAATGCAATTCAGTTGTTTGGAATATGATGAATTTGTGTTTGAAGATATTTTTTATGCTGAAGACAGAGACAGAGGTTTTGCAACAGGCGTAAGCAAACGTGAAACATTTTTTCAATGGAATGAATTCTCGTTTGAAGATGTGTACGAAAGCCAAAGTCCAGTATTAGTGCAAAATGAATTTGATCCCGGTTCCAGTAATGACGGTTGGGATATAATCATTGTAGATAACCCACTCAGCGGTAATGGTAATATTTTCTATGCAAATGGTGTATTTAAATCGTCAGAAACAATAGCATCTTTATCATTTACTATTGATCCTAATGATGACAGACCTGTTAGTCTTGGTCAAATAGATACTGACAATGAACCATGGGCGGCTGTGGCAACTGTGATTGATGTTCCAAGCAGTAATGCAAACATTCAAACCAATTGGGATAGCGTGACAATATCATTGATAGGTCAAGATGGTAATGAGGGCACACAGGCCTTTACACAAACCTATGATACATATGATCATCCACCAGATGCAATTTATGGTTGGACCAGTATAGCACTTAACAAAGTTAGCAGTGGCACATATAAAATAGCAGTTCAATATAATCAAAATGACAGTGTGCCTTCACGTAGTAGTGGTATTAGTTATACACCTAATGTAACAATTACTCAATATAGATGTGATGGTAATGCACTATTAAACACTTATGGTACTGGTACAGAAATAACGCAAACAGCCACAATGACCAGTGTGCATATACCCGCAAACACTAACAGAGAAATGCACACACCAATTCAACATGATGTTTGCAATATCAAACAAGGTGAATTCACATTTACCACTAACTATACGCCAACATGGAGCAGTATTGCCGCATTTGACGATATTGCGTTTACACCAACAGGTAACATATTATTTGTTAATGATGCAAACATTGCAAGTCATGTTGTAGCAATTGGAGGCGGTGGTATAGATTATACAAACATTGATGCAAACGTTGCGGCTAATTTGCTTAATAATGTGCAAACAGTTACTTCAACATTCAGCACAGATCCTGCATTCCATGGTTTGAGCAGTGATTGGTATCCAAGTAGAATAAATGTTGTTATGATAGGTAACAACAGTGCAACTGGCGGTGATTTTACTGACGTTAGTTATTCAATCATAAACCAAGACGCATTCTATAGAAACCAGTAGCAAAATTACTGTTTTGCATAAATAGTAACATAACAACTTTTATGCGCCTTAGTGCATAAATTTTATCCCTCAGGAGAGAATCATGGCAGGTAGACTTTTATCATTTAAAGATTATATAGGTGGAGCAGACAATGTGTTTGTCAAAGAAATGTTCCCTAATGATCAAATTCAATACACTTACGATTTCGGAGTAGATGTAAGTGGTTATCAATTTAGTGCTGATTGGCAATCAATTGTTTTATCAAGTGTAACATATGATCGTGTTACAGGAGATCCTAATTTTGCAGATACAAATGTAACAGGATACTTTGATAACTATGGATCATTTGACGATTCTAATGTAAACATTAACATAGCACAAGCGGCTACCGGCCTAATTACTCTCACAATACCAGAAAACCGTTATACCGGCAATGTTACCCCAGACGCAAGAACAGACGTAGTGGGTACTGTATTTTCTTTTGAATGGGAAACAGATGATAGCCCAGCACAAAAGCAAAGACATAGATATCTTATACTAGAGAGATTTGATCCAAGAGCCGGTAAACCACCAACAGGAAATATATCAGCAGAACCAGGCTTTGTTAGTCTTACCAGTTAAGGAGCAGTAAATGTCAGATATAATTTTACAGGCATCTACTAGCAATGTTACGGTAACTAGCACACCTGCCAATATCACAGTTACTGAACAAGGTGGTGCTACATTCAATGTTACCACAACACAAAATACCGTAAGTGTAAGCAGTTCACCAGTAAATGTCACAGTTAGTGCAACAGCACTAATATCTAATGCGGCTGTGAGAACAAAATTAAGTGTTGCTAACATCAGCGGTTTTGGTAATTTATCATATGATAACAGCCTTACATCAAATGGTGTATTTCAATACACAGGTGTAAGCACCAGTGAAATCAGAGGCACATTGAGTGCAACAGATCCAGTAGTATACAACAGTGGTACTGGTCAACTCAGCCTAAACAATACCACACTGTTAAATGGACAAACCACAGACAATTTAACAGAAGGTACTAGTAATTTATATTTTGAGAATTTTAGAGCAAGAGGTGTAATTGGAAACATTGCGCCTATACAATATAATGTACTCACAGGTATTATTTCATTAGATACAGATGCTGTATTTTCAAACACACTTGCCAATGCTTGGTTTACCAGTCAAACAACTGATAATTTAGCAGAAGGCAGTACCAATTTATATCTAAATGGTGCAGGTACAACTGATGACCTAACAGAAGGTAGCACAAACCTATACTATACAAATGCTCGTGTACAAGCATACATTGATGCAGGCTTACCTGCTTTAACAGTAAATGGTAATACTGATGTTGTCGGTAACTTAAATGTTACAGGTGGTACATACATACAAGATCTAAATGCAGACAACATTGATGCCAATGGAAACATCACATTCTCATCAGGTTATCACATTATTGGTCCTCATGGTAAAATCAATTTCAATCAAGAAGGTGTACATAACACTCCTACAGTGAGTATTACTGCTGATGAAGATATAACACTTTATTTTGCAAATAACACAATATTTCCTGGTTATGGTGGTAACATCAATTTCCAATCAGGCTATCCAGGTACAACTGCATATTATCCAGGTAATGTAACCACACATGCATTCTTAAACAGTGGTGGATATGTATTTAAAGACGATTTAGACAGTGAACTGATATCTTTAATTGGGGATGGCTATCCTGATACTACTTATAGATTAACTCATGATGCAAATGTTATAAACCGTTTTAGAGGCCAGACTGTTATAGGACAAAATAATGGTACTGGCGCTGATTTAGATTTATATGGTGCTAATAATACTGTGCGTGGTAATAACACCGGTGGAGAAAGTGATTTATTTATTGGTAGCGATAAAGATGTAGAAATTTCTATAAACAGTGCCAACAAAACAACCAGAGAAAGATATTTTAGGTTAACCAGTAAAGGTTTCCATCCAAGTGTTGATACAGATTATATACCACTTGAAATTGAAAACACAGGTAATGTAACATTTGATATAAATCCAAATGATTATTTTTCAAATCAATCATTTAAGATTGTAAATGATAGAACAGCAGGCAGTGACAAAATATTTCATGTTACTGCTGAAGGTGGATCAAGTGCAGGAGGCAATCCATCTTTTATAACTGTACCTGGTACAGTTAAAATGTTGAATGATCGTTTGGTCATAAGACATTACAATGAATTCGACTCAGCAGTTAACACCACAAATGGTAAAGAAGTATTAGCAGGTAACATTATATTAACAGAATCTGCTTCTTCACCTCGTCATAAAATTGTTGTTAATTCTTCTGATGGCCCAAGAATTGTATCTAAAGATATTATTACTTTACATGCGAATTCAGATAACGACGGCGGTTATGTACTAATACAAAATGGTAGAACTGGTACACACATAGGTTATTTTGGACCAACCAGTATTAGTCTTTACAAAAATACAAATTTACAAAATCAAAATATTAATAATGTTAACACTTTAACAGCAGTCAAAGTTGTTACAGATACGCTTGAACCTAAAACAAGTGGTAACATAGAAGTTACTGGTAATTTAAATGTACAAGGCAATTTAAATTATGTAAACGTTGAAGATTTATTGGTTAATGATCAAAGTATTACACTTAATTATGGTAATGCTAGTGCTAGAGATGCATTTATATATGTAGATAGAAGTGGCAGTGCTCTAAACAATGCACACATCAAGTGGAATGAAACAAGCGATCAATGGGAAATATATGATGGTACAAGCACATATAAAATACCAACAAGCACAGATGACTTAGCAGAAGGTGCAACAAATTTATATTTCACATATGATAATGCAAACACTTGGTTAGCAACAAAAACCACTGACAATTTAACAGAAGGTACCACAAACAAATATTACAGTTCAACACTGTTTGACACTGACTTTGCTGGTAAGACAACTGATGATTTAACTGAAGGTGTTGCCAATTTATACTTTACAACTGCTAGAACAAACAGTGCAATAGATGCT